TACCAACTTTTCTTGGCCTTCCTGTTTTCATAACTTCATTTCTTCCTCTTCTTTAGGTGGATGCGGCGCTTTGGGTGGATTTTCCAACCAAACAATACGTTCCATTAACATTTCTATTTGAGCTTCTAATTTCAGTATTCTTTCCAGGGTTTTAGCTCTAAAAGCATGTATTCCATCTTTCCAGTCAGCTTCATCTGCGAGTTTTTCGCTATACATCAATGGGGTCCTTTCTTATTGGATAAGTATCTTCTTCTAAAATAAGCCGTAAAGCTTGACACCAACCTTTATTGTAATTTTTATTATCTTTTTCTGAATGTTCTATTTTTTCGCAATGCTCTAAGAGCCTTTTTATTTGATTTTCGCTTAACATGTAATATCTCCCTCATATAGCATCGAGAGCAATAAGGTACCGAGTTTTCAAAAACATCGGCAACCTTATCGCATTCGATACAATGATTAGGTAGAGGCATTAATTATTCGTCTCAACCTATTGTAAACTTTTGTAAATGGATGTTGTTTTTTAGGATACGGAGTATTAATTTCCATTCTTCTTTTTCTTTTAACCACAGGCATAACAAGTGGCTTTGCATCTTTTTCTAAAATTAACTCTACCTCATTTAGCTTATTACATAGAGTGATATTCTCATCTCTAACTAACTGAATTTCTTTGGCAATGTCAATATTATTATCAATTAATGTATTAACAATTTCAGCAAGATTTTGAACTGAATCAGTTAGAACACCGTGGCTGACAATTAGTTTTGTGATTTCCTTTTTAGTCATACATCTCCAAATAACTGGTTAAGAGGAAGAAGAACGAGTCGACTAGTATCATCATCTCCTCCTCTACTATCTTTTGCAATACCAAGTTTTTTTAATTTCTTTATCTTGGCCTTTAATTCAAAAACAGGTATCATAATAACTGCCTTTGTTTTATTTTCATCAGCTAAAAAGTGAACCCACCAATCAGCTTTTGTAGTAGCTATTCCTGAAAGTTTTTCTCTTGACATCCATTCAATGGCTATATTTCCAGTGCGCTGCCATTGACCACGTTCTGTTTTAATTTCTACGAGTTCTTTTCCTAACATGATATCAGCAAATAATTGCTCTCTTATTTGACCATATTTTAAATCTAAGTCAAATTTACTATCATTGTTTACCATTTTTTCTCTTTGATATTCTTCCAGGGTCATAGTGTCTTCAGGGTCATAGAATTTAGTTGGCTGTGTACATTTGGAACATAAGTGTTCTTCTTTCCATACAGGAAAAGCATTACAACATTCACTATATACTGGAGGACTACTTCTTCGCATTAGCTATTTTTTCCTTCTCAATGTCTGGAATACTATCAAATTCTTCAAAAGATAAAGGGTGAATAGTATCAGGGTTTCTCATTTCAGCTAAATATTTTTTCCCAAAAAGAGCTCGTCTATGATGGGCCATTTCCCTACTTATTCTAGACCCGTCGTTATCATGGTCAAACTTTTCAGGATTTCTTTTATAAATCTCTCGTTGCTCTGCATTTTGTCGTTTTTGCGGATTTTCTTTTGTTTTCATACTGTCTCCTTTAAAGGATGTCGCATCTTCTGCGGGTTAGCTTGACGTCTTTCTAAGTGAGACATGGTCCAATATTCTTTATAATACCATTTACCATGCGCTGCTTTTTCATATTCAGTTTTATAAGGTTCCTGAATGTAGTACCTATTGCTAAAGTTTACTTTTTTTCTTTCCATACTTGCCTCTCATGTTTAGTGTTAAAATTACAGGAAGGGGAGAAAAAATAAACTCCCCTCCCTTATCCGACGAGATTGCCTCTTAGGAGGTATCCCATTTTTAAATTTTGAGCAGATAGCTATTAGGAGTGCTATACTTATATAACCGTTGTATTGTTCATCAAGGTAAGAAGCGTATCTGCTCATTGTTTCATAGCCCAAAACAATATTACCATTATTATTTTGTCAATAATCCACAACATAATTAAAATTGTTAATTTATTATCAGTAGAAAAATGAAAAGGGAAAAAGGTCCCGGTGGCAAATTCCTCTCTGGTCTTGGGAGCTCCGCCTGTCTTTTTCCCTTTCATTTCGTTTTCTAGGCTAGCTAGTTACACGCCAAACGCGTAATTGTTTGCCAGCTTTCCCTCTTCCGTTAACAGTACGAGTAACAAAGCTAAGAGCTATGTTATTTCTATGAACTCTACCAATAGCACTTCTTACATGCTTGGTTTCATTAATAGGTACTACAAAAGAATCACCAACTTTTAAGTCAAGCAGGGGATATCTATGTATCCTGTGATGAGGAATTGGTATATTTTTTTCAACTTTATAATCAGATGTATGATTTGTATGTTGAGTTGTTTTATTTGATGTTGTATTTTGAGTATTCATAAATTTCTCAAAATCCTTTTTACTATAACGTTTTACTTCTGTTTTTCTCAAAACATCTCCTTTCCGGATAATTTCCGAAAGATATAGGAGCTTACTTGCTCCGGTTGAAGGTTTAACCAACTAACTACATTTTGATATTGTATGGCTGTTAAAGGTCCTTTTCTTGTATTACAACGTCTACATATCATCTCTAGATTTTTAGTAGTCGAGGGACCACCACAAGAAAGAGGTACCACATGGTCACACACCATAGTCCTAACATCAAGTATACTATTGCAATACTTACACGATGAGCCATAATTTGATAGAAATAACTCTCTAATGACCACCAGAGAGATGTTAAATTCCACTTCATATTCTTTGCTCCTCTTTTTAAGGGTTGAACGTAATGATGAGCTTTTTTTCATCAATCTATGGAAAACACCTTGAGCATGAGTGCCATGATGTTTTTTTAATAAAGGCAAAAATTTATTTTCCCAATCCATAGTGGTTTTATGTTTAGCTTTTTTACGTTTATAGCGCTTTTTTTCCATACAATTCCTTTATGAAATGCCGCTAATCTCATTATCTATAGTAAGAAAAGAATTATTCCATCCAATTGATATAGTTAGTTCGATTTTTCCAATACCTAGTTGTAAGCACTTGTAAAAACGACTGTCTTCACTAGCTCTTAACCAGCCTATTCGAAAAAATGAAAATAGACATATTACCCATCCATTTTCTACTTTAATTAAGTCAAAGATATAACCTTTATTCACTTGTTCTCCTTAGTCTAAAACTAGGGGTCCATTCAAGCTGCGTATCAAATAATTCTCCATCAGTATTTTTATACATACTAATTTCCTTTATAGAATCATCAGCTTGTCCATTGAGCCCTAAAACTTTTCTACTGGCATTTTCTATGGCACCTGACCCCTTACCAGCATATAAGTCAAGCACCTCGTTCCTACTATAATCTCGACTAACTTGAGAAATTTGAATGATAATAACATCAAAATTAACTGCCATATTAGATAAGCTGTGAGATATATGTTTAATTTGTTCATATTCTCCTCTAACATGAGGAGGAGTTTCAACAAGGTCAATATAGTCTACAATTACCATAGCTGGATTTAATTCACGTATTTTATCTTTAATTTGCTCAATTGTTGGAGATATAGTCTGTATGGAAACATGACTCAATTCTTCTCTATGCTTACGAAAAATAATATCATATTTCTCATTTACATCCTCTTTACCACAATTAGCTACTATTTGCATATGTCTTCTATGCATATACCAGGCTGACAATTCAAGGGATATAAAAAGCGTAGGAATCTGCCACTCTTTGACTATTTTATTATTTACAAAATCAACACCTAATGCAAGATTTTGAGCCAAGGTTGTCTTACTAGAACCTGTGGGTCCAAAAATTGTTACTAATTCACCAGGATAAATCGTTGCATCAATTCCCCTAGATAAACCTAACATTCTTGACAGATTTACAGTTCTTCCACGAAAATTAGTTGTCATTCGATTATGAAATTCGTCTTGTAAACTATCAACAGATAATACGTCTATAAGATAATCTTTACGTTTAAAGAAAATACATCTAGTTTGGCAATATTCTTTCATATACTTATCTTGACAGGAATATTGATAACCCTTATTGTATGTTTGTTCTATCTTATCTATTAGTACATTGTTGTCTAGATTACCGTCATTCCAATGTTGCAATGAAACTTTAGCAAATTCGCTAGGAATACCATGTCTTCTGAAATGGCTAGCTATGCGCATCAAAATGTTATTTCTAGAGCCTTTTTGGGGTCCTATAGCTAACATTCTTTGAACGCAAGGTACAACCTTGATATTTTCAGTAACAGGTCTTAATTCTTGTATTTTAGGTGTTTCTTTTAAAATGTATTCTTCTAATTCACCTTCTCCAATTAAAGAATGATAAGCAAATTCTAATCTTGGCGTTTTTGCTATGTCAAGAATATCTTTTACTTTAAACGTTTGTAGCTCTTTAATTGTTAGAGGAACTTTATATAGATTCGTTTTTAGATTTACGGTATGGGGTATACGATATATTCCAGTTCGAATATATATCATATCATCAATACCAGGCAGTAACTCTGCCATAGTTTTTCGGACTATATAAGGTAATTCTGGAGAGGCTTCAAAATTAAATACAGCATTAGGTAGAACTAGATGATATCCAGTGCCACTAAAATAAGGTTGTATTGATTTATGTGCTACTACTCCTAGGTCTGATAAAGCCATAACACATGCAAGTGTTTGACGTAAGGTATGTTCATTAGAATCATCACCTTTATCTATATCAATTAATACTTTATCAATCCACCGGGTTCCATAGAAATCTCCTACGGACCCGGCTTCATCAATTTGACTTTTACCTACCTCATCATATAAATATAATGAACGGTATAAAGGCTCTTCAGTATTAATATAAGAAGATAGCTCTGTTTTAGGAATTATAAATCCACGATTCCTAGGTTCGGCTTTAGCTATCTCTATATAGTTCACAGGGCATCTTCAACTGTAGTAGGCAGTGTAGCTGTTACTCCATTTGGTTTAGTAGGAACATTAGTAGCTTCCTTCAAATATCCATTGGTTTTCATCCATTTTACATGGCTGGCTAAATCTACTTTACCAGTGCTTGTATTAGGGAATAAACGATAATGAACAGTATTATATGCTTTGCCAGTTTTCTTATTAGCCTCTTTATAGACGTAGCCTACAGAGTCATAAGAAGGATTGGTTCCTGGTATTACGCTACTTAAATGATTATCAGTCAAGTATTTAGCAATATCTTTAATAGCTGTTCCATCTTCTGTTTCCCAACCACCTTTAATATTAATACCTGCACTACAACCAATATCACCAAAGAATTTATACATACGATTCAACACTGAACCACCCTCTATATTTCCTTTAGCATCCCTATCAAATGAACCGCGTATTTTAATTTCACGATTATACTCACTTTCTTTAATAGCAACTTCAGCACAAATAAATATATCAGCCCAATCAAATTCATCTGACCTGTCTGAAAATGAGACTATACCCATTTCACATACGCCCATATACTTATTATGACCACTATTACTACTCATTCCTTTAGGCTTAAATAATGCCATTATTCACTCTCCTTTTTATAGATTTTCTTCCAATCAAAAGGGAATACCTTTCCCTTCAGGTGTTCACAACGGCTACCAGCTTCTAATGCTATGCCTGCTTGAAATGAAACCATCAATTCATCTTCATCACCTCTAAACATATAGCCAATAGCATCAGATTGAGCCATTAACTGGTTTTTAAGCTTGCCAGATAAATCAAGTGATTCAGGTTCTACGGCAGTAGAATTATCAACAGCGGTCGCTGTCTTTCGGTGTCCAACTATAATAGTCTTTGGACATAGACTCTGAAGTTTCTTT